ACATCAAGAGGTGGTTTTATAGATCAAGGTGCTAAGTGTCGAGTCTTGTGTAATGAAGAGCCGTACTATAGAGTTGCATCTCGTTACCTTTGCAATAGAGCAGAGTTGTCGTTGGCAGAGATAGGTAGCGGTAGAGCTAATCACGCTTTGGCAATGGAGAGATACAATAAGATCAGGCACAGCATAAAGATCAAGGATGTCACTGGCAAGAAGATGGATTGGGTGGAGAGTATGGTCAAAGTAGAAAGACCCGACATTGTTGTGCTAGATATGGGCGACAAGTTCGCCAACAAAACTGGAGAGAGAATGGACTTATACCTGAAAGAGGCGGCAATTCACGCGAGAAACATTGCAAAGGAGTATGACTGTGCTATAATCTGGATGTCTCAGCTATCTGCTGAGGCAGAAGGTAAGGTCAATGTAGATCAATCTATGCTTGAGGGCAGTAAGACTGGTAAGGCGGCAGAAGCGGATTTGATGTTGTTACTCAGTAAGAACCCGACTATTGAGGGGCAGGAAGATAATGATACACAGCGACACATTATCGTGGCTAAGAACAAGATAAACGGATGGCATGGAAAGATCCATGTTGAGTTAGATGTAGAGAGAGGTAGATATACTGCATGAAGATTATACTAGACGTAGAGAACACAACGACTAAACGAGATGGTAAGTTACATCTTGACCCTTTCGAGCCTGACAATTCTTTGACGCTCGTGGGTGTCCAAGACTGGCTAGAAGAGGAGTCAACTGTTTTCGTGTTTGACCACAAAGAAAGAGTGATAACAGACGATGATGCAGACAAAAGACTACAAAAAGTTCTTGACAACACAACATTATTGATAGGACATAACCTTCAGTATGATCTACAATGGCTCTGGGAGTGCGGTTTTAGGTATGATGGTGCAATATATGATACAATGTTAGGTGCATACATACTACAGAGAGGTCAAAAAGGCTCTGTTAGTCTAGAAAACTGTGCTGAGAGGTATGGTCTTGACATAAAGAAGTCAGATACACTCAAAGATTACTTTAGAAGAGGTTTTCAAACGGACGAGATACCTCTTGACGAGTTATCGGAGTATCTACGGCAGGATTTAGCGGTTACACAGCAGTTATATTGGAAGTTACAGGAAGAATATGATAAGGATGAGTCCAAATCACTGGTTACAGTATGTGATATAACAAACAAAGTATGCAAAGCTCTGACTAAAATGTATATGAAGGGCATTGCCATAGACAAAGATGCTCTAGCTCAAGTGAAGAAAGACTTTGTTCAAGAGTTGAACGATATAGAAGGACGGTTGCAAGGGCATGTGAAGCGACTGATGGGAGACACACCTATCAACCTCAACTCACCAGAGCAAGTCAGTCAGGTTATCTTTTCTAGGATTGTCAAGAACAAAAAAGAGTGGGCATTGGCTTTTGAAAATGTTATAGACAAAGATGATTTTCGCAAAACAGTCAAAGAAAACAGTAGCTTAATGGTGAAAACTAAAGCAAGTATATGTGAAGCGTGTAACGGTAAGGGTAAAGTTTTCAAGACCAAGAAGGATGGGACACCGTTTCTCAAGCCAAATCGTTGTCCCGAATGTGACACCAGAGGGTACAAGCTTGCCAAGTCAAATCAGATGGCAGGTCTTGGGTTCTTCCCCTTGTCCAAGGATTGGGTGAGTGCTAATGGTTTCTCCACAAGCAAAGGCAATCTGGATACACTGATAAACATATCCAAGTCAAAGGGTATGACAGATGCAGAGAACTTTCTTACCGATCTCAAGAGACAAAGTGCTGTGTCCAGTTATCTATCCTCTTTTGTTGAGGGTATTGAAGCGTATACAAAGCCAGATGGTAAGCTACATGTGTCTCTCACTCAGCATGTCACAGCCACTGGACGTTTCAGTGGGCGCAACCCTAACATGCAAAACATGCCAAGGGGCGGTACGTTTCCAGTTAAGAAAGTGTTTGTATCACGTTGGAACTACCATCAGTTTGGACTGAAGGGTAAGATACTTGAAGCAGACTTTGCACAGTTAGAGTTTAGGGTTGCAGCATTTTTGTCACAAGACAAAGTTGCGATGGAGGAGGTCAGCACTGGCTTTGATGTTCACTCCTACACTGCTAAGATTATATCTGATGCAGGACAGCCAACGACACGACAAGAAGCTAAAGCACACACCTTTGCTCCTCTGTACGGTGCTACTGGCTTTGGTAGGACAAAAGCTGAGGCAGAATATTACACACACTTCATGGACAAATATAGAGGTATAGCAAAGTGGCACAAGCGTTTAGGAGATCAAGCATTGAACGATGGCTACATCATGATACCATCAGGACGACAGTACGCTTTTCCAGATGTAGAGCGTAGAGCCAGTGGTTCACCCACACACTTTACCATGATAAAGAATTATCCAGTGCAGGGATTTGCTACTGGGGATATTGTTCCCATAGTATTTCTGGAGATAGACAAGAAGTTAGAGAGTATGCAGTCTTGTCTTGTCAATACGGTGCATGACTCCGTTGTTATTGACGTACACCCTGCAGAAGAAGAAGCAGTTATTGACGTTATAAAAAAGGTCAATGACAGTTTATCTGACATCATAAAATCCTACTATGATGTTACCATAAATGTACCAATGGTGCTTGAAGCTAAAATAGGAAATAATTGGCTTGACACCAAGGACGTTATGTAGTATAGTCAACTGATTCGTTTTAAGGAGAAAAGTATGTTTACAGGATTCTACGCAAGAAAGACTAACACAGATGATATTTTAGATAAAAACTCTTATGCAATAATACTTAACGTAAAAAAAGAAAATGATACATTTACAACTCATGTTGCTTATAATGACAGCAACACTTTTGATAAAGGTTTTCATTCTTTTATGGTAAATAATTTGCGACTTTTAGCAACCATGCTAGGAGAATTTATAGACGAGCCTGAGACTCGCCACCTCCCCTACAAGGAGAGGGTGGAGATCTTAAAGAAAAAATATACTATATTTGAACCTGAATGGGATAAAGACTATGAAAAGTTTTTAGAGCAGAATGAAGAAGATGAGTTTAAAGATAAGAAAATATTTAAAGTAGAAAAGGAGCAATAAGAATGGAAAACAACTTAGCTATTATCGGAACAAAAGAAAACCTAGCAGACATCATGGGTATGTCTAACACTGTCCCATCATCTCGCTCTGCTCTTGCAGAAATCAAGCAGGTACACCAGAACATCATGGGTACTAAGGAAGTTGATGGTGAAAAGATGGAAGTAGCCGTGATAAAGGCAGGTTCTTATTCAGTTGTGTTCCCTGACGAGACTGTGTATTACAGTGATAAGATCACCATCCGAACCTTTATGCAAAGGTTTCAGTGGGAGAGATGGGATGACAACTTTACCAGACCAGATGGCGGTTCTGGAAGGATGCTTCGATCTGTAATGGGTAAGTCTCTCAGTGTGGACTTAAAGGATAACTATGGAGGTTTCAACTGCGGTAGACCTTCAGGTTATGTCAAGGACTTCTCGTCCTTGCCACAAGAAACGCAGGACATTATGAAGAGTACCAAGCGGTACAAGATCGTGTTTGGACTGTGTACACTTGACAACGCTAAGGATGCTAACGGTAAATCTGTTGATGTTAAAGAGTTCCCTTTCTTTATGCGTGTTAAGAATAGAGATAGCTTCAAAGCTATGAATGATATTTTTAATGCGATACAACGGAAGAACCGACTTCCTATACAGCACAATCTTGTTTTGTCTAGCGAATTAAAGAGTATTCCTAGTGGCGCGACATATGCTGTCATAAAGGCTTCTCTAGGTAGTGAAGTAGAGATTACTGCTGACGATCAAGAGACACTGAATAGCTTTGTTGAGTGGGTTGAATCTATGAACTCAATCACTCTTTCCAAGTGGGAGGAGAACAGAAGACCAGAGGAATTGTCTGAGGCAGACGAGGAGATTGTGTCTTCTATAGTTGAGATTGAGGACGAGTAGATGAACCATCCTGCAGAGTTGGCGATACACGAGTTCCTACAGAAAGTTTCTCTTGGTAAAGCCAAGATGAACAAGGCTACCCTCCACCACATAGCCAAGGATGTAGAGGACGCTTTGTCTCGCCAATTCTCAGGGAATAAGCGGAAGTTTAGGCTTCGAATGTCTAACATTGGACGTAAGAAGTGTCAGCTTTGGTTTGAAAAGAACCACCCTGAGAAAAAGCAACCAGACTCCCCTTACTTCTTAATAAATATGATATTAGGAGATATCGTTGAGGCGGTGTTCAAAGGTCTTCTTAGAGCCTCTAAAGTTAAGTTTGAGGACAGTAAGAAGGTTGTATTAAAGACAAAGAAGAAAGATATAGAGGGCAGTTATGACTTAGTTC